AAAGGATCACCGATGCCAAAAAAGTATGAGTATAAAACAGATAAAAAATCCGCCGATACCCGGGTACGGATCACATTGAGCAAAGAGCAATATGATCAACTGGTCCTTATTGCCAAGCGTCACCAAATGGATGCTGACAGCCTATTGGAGAGGTATATCAAGCGGATGATCGCTGATTATTCGCACCCATAAAAAATTTGCGGGCACGGGATCTGGTTGTTGTTGTTATGTTGTCCTCTCCCGTGTTCCGCTCTTTTTTTATTTATTTTTGATTATTTTTTTGACAATATAATATAAACATGTCATACTGATTGTACTTACAACAACAACCCAAAAACAAAAGAGGACAACATGTCAGAAATCAGAAAAGCAAGTCTATTAATTATTCAATACAACGATGGCGAGATCAACGCCTACGATCTGATCGATCAGATCGGAACCATCTTTGACGAGTGTGAGCAAGGATCAATTAACATTATTTGCGGCCTCAATACATATAGAGGAACAAAAGAAGAGCTTATTAGTGAGTTCAACGCTTGCATGCCAACAAGCGCAGAGCAGCACCAAGCAAAAAGCAACAATATGGACAACTGGATCCACATAACATTTCATAACACAAACACAGATCAAGTAATCACTGACAGCATCAACACCGATGATCCTGTATATCTTGCAAAGGCAATCGCACAATGGATTGACAACGGCTTTATTATTTTGGGCATTGAGTTTGATGAGCAGGCAGCTGCACAAGCTCAAGACATGAGCAACCAAGAGCTTGAGGATATGGCCTCATATTTTGCAGGAGGTGAGCAATGAAATGCTGCAAATGCTCAAACGTCGCAGAGTACAAGGTTGCGGTCAATGGCCGCACGTATTTTGTGTGCGAAGACCATATCCCAACACAAGGCGATTCTTGTGAACCCATTACCGATCTTGATATGTTGCGAGTAAATAAGCACATCGCAAACTTGCAAGGAAAAGAATACATCCTCTTTGCTGGTTTGCTTTGGTTGGCTCATCGCAACGGGCTCAAGAGCATCGAGACAACGATTATCGAGCATGATCGTGAGGCGGGGTTTTGCCTTGTCAAGGCGCGCGTGTTTGGTGAGCGTGGTGAGTATCAAGCATATGGTGATGCTGACCAAATCACATGCGGCAAAAAGGTCGCATCTGCATACATTCGCATGAGTGAAACAAGAGCGGTTGCAAGAGCATTGAGATTTTATACAGGTACGGGCATGACAGCCCTTGAGGAGTTACCCAATGAAAGATGATAAGATACTGAGTGCGGGCGGATATGCCAAACGCACCAAGGGCACACGATCGCCGGCGTTGCCGGTTGTGTTTCCCGCTGATATGTTGGCAATGATTCGCGAGATTGCAAAATCACAAGGCGTGAGTGCAGGTGAGATTGTGCGGATTGCATGTGACCAGTATTTGCGAAGAGGTGCCAAATGAAAAAAGAAGAGATTGCAGCTGTATGGGAGAGCATCGATAATCTTGTACCGTGGGATCAAAATCCAAGATTGAATGATCATTCAGTTGATAAAGTTGCCAACAGTATCAAGCGTTTTGGTTTTGGTGCGCCCATCGTAGCAAGAAGAGAGGATAAGATGGTTATTGCGGGCCATACGCGCCTCAAGGCGGCGAAACAATTGGGTCTTGATGCGGTGCCGGTTCGATACCTTGATCTTGATCCCGCTGATGCAAAAATGCTCGCGCTTGCGGACAACAAGATCGGCGAGATTGCGGATTGGGATGAGGGGAAATTATCCGCTATTCTTAATTCTATGAAAAAAAATAGTGATGACATATATATGTTGGGCTGGAGCAACGAAGAGGTCGACATTCTTTTGGATGAGGATCTTTTTATTGAGCCTATGGCTGGTATGGATGGACCATTGAAAGAGGTAAAAACATGCCCACATTGCGGGCTTGAACTATGAATATTGCAGCGATTAGCATTGATTCAGCAAGAAAGATCTGTAGGCGCTGGCATTATAGTAAAACAGTGCCGCAAGGAGGTTTGCAATGTTTTGGCGTTTGGGAGAACAATAGTATTGTCGGCTGTGTTGTATTTGGCTATGGGGCCTCGAGCTCTATTGGAAAAAAAGAAGGCTTTGAATCAAAAAATGTTTGTGAGCTGGTGAGGGTGGCCTTTTCCGGAAAACAAAAAAGCCAGACAAGCAAATATCTTATGGCATGTGTTAAAAAATTTAAGTCTCAAAATAACAACATAAAGGCCATTTACAGTTTTGCCGACTTAGAGCAAAACCATATCGGTGTGCTGTATCAAGCATGTAATTGGATGTATCTTGGTATCGGTGGATCCTCGTTTGCTTATTTTGATATACATGGAAAGAGGTATCATAGCAGACATATAGGCGGATATCTTGATAAGAGCAAATTTACAAAAAAGCGACTAAAGCCAAAAAATAAGTACATATATGTTTTTTGCAAAGGTCATAAAAAAAGGTTATCGAAAGTATGCAAACCGTACCCAAAATAAACACGCGGGCCGCTAAAGGAGCAGCAAGAAGTCCTCTTTTGTGGTGGTGGTTCGATTCCACCGGCCCGCTCTTTTTTGTGGGGGCTGGTCATGGCTAGGCGTACCAAACTCAATGCGGAAGTACAGCGAAAGATCTTGCAGGCGATACAGGCGGGATCCACATACGAGATCGCGGCAAACTTTGCGGGTATATCAAGAACAACATTGTTTTATTGGATGCGCAAAGGTGAAGAGCAAAAGAAAGGAATATATCGAACATTTTTTAACGAATTTAAAAGAGCTGAGAGCATGGCGTGTGTTGGTTCTCTCGCGGTCATAAACAAAGAGGCAAGAGAGGGAAACTGGCAAGCCGCCGCATGGTTGCTCGAAAGGAGATTCGGGTATTCGCGCGACGGCCCGCCGCCGGTACAAATTACGATTGACGCTGAATCGGTTGACGTGCAACAGCTGATCAGCGAGTACAGAAAAGAGATTGCACCCATTATCGAAAAACCAATCATCGATCTTGATGAGGACTAACAACAACCAAAGAGGACAACATGCTCACAAAGAAAATCAAAGAAAAACTAGCACTGCGCGCAAACCCATCACCGGCAAAAGAAGCAAAAATATTGCAGTATCTAAAGCAAAACAATGATAAGATCGTCACCATGATTGACATCTTGGAACATTACGAAAGCACAAGCGGTGCATATTATAGCGCGGCGTATGCGCTTGCGGAAAAAGGCGCGGTTGGTTTTGCTGATCGCCAGTATCACAATTGGCTGCAACATCCGTATCTCAAGAAACTGCACAAGCGCAATCGTTTTGTCTTGTGGCACAAGGATCATCATGTTGAGGTTGCGATCCGTCCGCAGTTTGCAACGTACCAAACGCAAAACGATCAACCGTCTCTCTTTGGTGACAACATCGATGAGCTTTCCAATGATGAGTTATCCAAACTCATTGCAAGAGCGCAAAAACTGAAACTTGATCGTGAGCTTGATAACCGATATGCGGGCGGAATGGCGCATGTTGTTGATCCTATCAAAGATGCACTATCCGGCTATGGTGTATCGGATCCGGTTGCTCTTGTGCATGCCGGTGATGATGCAACGTTTATCACCATGAGCACAACAAAAGCAATGCCCATCAAAATAACCATCAAACAAAAAGGCATGCCCGTTGTACAAACCATTGAATGTGATCACATCACCATTCATGGTGTTCCGGTTGTTGCTACGCTACAAGATGCATATGTAAGAGCGCAACAAAAATGATTCAAGTAGGCAGCTTATTCAGCGGTATTGGCGGTTTTGATTTGGGCCTTGAAAGATCTTTTAAGAAACATTCGATTGATTGTAAAATTGCCTGGCAAGTGGAAATTGATGAATACTGCAAAAAGATTTTAAGAAAGCATTGGCCAGGCACAAAGATTTACAGCGATGTAAGAGACATAACCAAAAATAATGTATCTCATGTGGATATATTGATCGGTGGGTTTCCATGCCAAGATCTGAGCGTTGCCGGAAAACAAAGAGGAATACATGGAAAAAAATCGGGTCTTTGGTGGGAAATGTTCCGAATCATTGGCGAGTTACGACCAAGAATCGTCGTCCTGGAAAACGTACCAAATATCATTCGAGTGGGGGGACGATCTGTGGTCGGATCCTTTACCTCAATCGGGTATGATTCGGAATGGACAATTATTTCAGCTAGACAATTCGGGGCGCCACATCTGCGAAAACGATGGTTTCTTGTTGCCTACCCCAACAGCGAACGAAGCCAAGAACAACCCAACATCACCAAGTCAATGGAACAGAAACGATTCTTTAAATGTGGAGATGGCCAAAAAAATGGGCTATACTTTGGAAACAATTGGGAAAAAGGCACGTCTGAATCCCCTCTATGTTCAGTGGATGATGGGATTCCCGATCGGGTGGCTCGATTAAGAGCATTGGGAAATGCAATTGTTCCGCAATGTTCTGAATGGGTTTTTGATCAAGTGATAAAGAGTGGATTGTTATGAAATACAAAGCCCGCAATCAGCTAGTAAACATCGTCAAGAGTTATCCTCTTGCGGTGTCGCGGTTGTGGGTTCCGTATTGCCATCGATGGGACGGAAAAGGCAAGGAGAGCGAAAGGGCGCGCGGTTGTGGCAATGCAATGGATATGATCGGTTTGGGTGTGTATCGTTGCACTCAATGCGGGATTGAGGAAAAGAGGACATCTCAAAGAGAGGCCGCAATCCGATTCATGAGTACGGATGAGGCTTTTTTGTGTACCGGTGGAAACCGAGCAGGCAAGACGCAGTTTGGCGCACAGTTGGCGATCGCAATCGCGGCGGGCCGTGATGAGTGGTACGTGCAAGAGTGGTTACGGATCAACAACCTACCAAAAGACCTTATCCAGCGCAAGCCGCAAACGGTATGGTATGCCGCACTTTCTTATGGTGATGCGCTTGAATATGGGCGACCAAAACTTGAGCAATACGCACCAAGCGGAACAAAATACACAAGATGGCGCGCGCAAGATCGGGCCTCAATGAGATTGCCAAACGGTGGCCGGATCGTGTCGCTGTCGGTGGAAGCGGGCCGCGAAAAATTCCAGGGCGCAAGCGTCAAATTTGTATGGCTTGATGAGGAGCCAAGTGTTGAGGTTTTCGAAGAGTGTATGTTGCGTGTTGTGGATACCAAAGGCAAGATCCTGATCACAGCAACACCTCTTAAGGGTTTGTCTTTCCTGTATGACTTTTTTGTAGACAATCCGCCAAGCGGTTTTGATCGCTATGCATTGAGCGGATTGGATAACCCGTACATATCGAGCAACAAGCTCAAGCGGGCTGTTTCACATCTCAGTGAGGCAAGCCAAAACGCGCGACTTTTTGGTATGTTTACGAGCCAGAGCGGGCTGGTGTATCCTGAGTTCGATCGGGCCGTGCATGTGGTCAAGCCGTTTGTGATTCCTGATCATTGGCCACGTGACATCGCGATCGATTTTGGTGTACGCAACCCATTTGCGGCATTGTGGGTAGCGCACGATCAAGATAACGATTGTCTGTATGTATACCGCGAGTATTACAAGACGGAAAAAACAACCCTTGAGAATGGACGAATGATCATCGCGCTTGGCGCAAAAGATCCCGATTTGCGTTGGATTGTTGCAGATCCTGAGAGTAAGGACGGCCGGCTGCTGTTGGCACGTGAGCTGGGACTGCAGACCAAGCCAGCACCGAAACACTATGGTGTAACTGAAACGATCAACCTGGTAAAAGAGCGCCTGAAACTCAATGCGGAAGGCGTGCCGGCACTCATGGTGTTCCAATCATGCAAAGAGCTGATCAAAGAGTTTCGTAAATACAAATGGAGCAAAACAAAAGGCAAGGATAGGCCGGATAAACAGCATGATCACGGATTGGATGCGTTGCGTTATGAGATTGCGTTTTTGTACAGATTCAACAAGCATCGATCATGATAACAGAGTACAATGATTTTGCTATGAGGTATGACGATGAGTGATGATGAAATAGATCCGCAATGTCTTGAGATGCAAATGCTCGATACTGTGAGGTTGTTGCATAGAGGCACCAACGCATTGATCAAGTTACAAGTTACAATCATGGGATTGCGCGCTCGGTTGAGAAATGCGGTTATGGTGTTCAAAAGCGAATACCCAAAAGCCATGCACGATGATCTTTTGTATGCAATGGTCCAAGATGATGCACTACCAATCGAGGAGATACTTGTAGCTTTTGATCTTGATAGATCGGGCTTTGAGCGCGAAATTGCAAGGATTCAAAAAGAAAAACAAAAATAGTTGATTATTTTTTTGACAATATAATATAATCATGTCATAGTAACTGTACAAACAACAACCCCAAACCAAACAGGACAACAAAATGACAATAACTTTCCGAATAAACGATCTTGCTGATAACACAAAATACACAAACGATTACACCGTTGATGGCATAAACAAACTTTTTGATGTACTAGCAAACAAAACAAGAAGCTATATCAAAGTATGGATCACAGTACTTGTTGATGGGAAAGAGTTTTTTACACCATCAAGAATCGATGTATGCCCACAAAACAAAGACATCAGAAAAATCATGCAAGGCAGATGCGATTTTTATAGAACTGAGCGCGGCATCAATTACGCAATGTCGATGCGTCGATACTTCGAAGATGCGGGCACGGCGGAAGAATACGCACAGACATACAGTGAGATCGCAGAACTTTGCAGGAAACAACAAGAGGAGAAAAAAATACACACATTCAAAGTTGGGCAAACCTATATCATGACTTTTGTAACTGACAGCAACCTGAAGGTGCCTTGGACAGTAATCAAGCGCACATCCAAAATGCTTACAATCACCGATAACCGAGGCAAAACAGTACGCAAAAAGATCAAGGTATACGGCGATAGTGAGTACGTTGAGCCATACGGAAAATTCTCCATGTCTCCATGGTTGCGCGCAAAGAACATCAAGAGTGAAGCGCCTTCATTGAAGTTGGTGCAAGCACAACCAACAAAAACCGAAGAGGAGGAACTTGAAGATAACTGGTTACGCCTTTGCGGTGAGTAATCACAACATGCAACCAGTGCCCGCACAAGCGGGTTTTTTATTTATTTTCAAAAAGAATAAAATAATACTTGCACATTATAATATAATCATTTATTATAAGAAGGTAACCAACAACAACCGAGGTCAACATGACATACGAAAAAAGATACACCGTAAGATCAATCGCAAACCAAGCCAACATTGAATCCCTAACTCTTTATGAAGCTGCAAAAGTAATCGCTGATCTTGGTAAAAAGGGATTGGTGAGCGATAGCACAAGAATAACAAGAGTGAGCGGATCTCATAATGAGTTTGTTGGATTCTTTTGCGGATGGGATAAGAGAGTGAAGGCGGCATTTCAAGCTACAACCCAAGAAAAAGAATGCCTAAATGATTGGTTGATCTCATAACACCCAACACACGTACACAAGGCCGCGCAATGCGGCCATTGTTGTATTTGGGCAATCTCTTTGTTATCGTGCTATAGTAATCTCGAGAGGTGGCATGATGAGCAAAGATTTACCCGCGAAACCG